GTATTACTAGAATTAACTTAAATCCAGCCATTACTATTAATCAAAATAGTTCGTCTGTTTTTACACAACAAACACCTGCCACTATGTGGGATGTTGTTCATGGTATGAATCTTAATCCTAATGTACGTACAGAAGATTTAACTGGTGCAGACATTCAAGGAGTAATTGATTATATTGACAACAATAGGCTTAAGATTTACTTTAACCAACCCGTAGCTGGTAGAGCATACTTATCATAATGGCAGTACAGAAGATATATGTAGATTATGATTTTAATAAGAATCAGATTCTTAATGCTAAGTTACAACCTGTAACAACAGCAGAGAGAAATGCTTTAGCTTCTGGATATAACTCTAGTGATGCTGGTATTATTGTTTATGATACCACATTAAAAATGGTTTATTCATGGGATGGTAATCAATGGGATCAAGTAAGTTTATCTGATACTCAACTTTCTCAAATAGCTGAGGCTTTTAATAAAACAGTGGTTGATATCACTGTAACTGCTGATAATGAAAATAGAACTATTATTCTTACATATAGAGATACCCTTTCTATACAAGAGACATATAAGTTTTCTCATATTCATAATCAAACAGTGTCTTCTTCTACGTGGAACATTACACATAATTTAAATAAATACCCATCGGTCTCTATAGTTGATTCTGCTAATACAGAAGTTATAGGAGAAGTGGAGCATATAAACGCTAATTCATTAACAGTAAAGTTTTCTGCACCATTTAGTGGGAAAGCATTTTTGAACTAATTTTAAAATATATATACCATGTCTAAAAAGTTTTTAACCAATCTGGACCTGACCAAAAACCAGATTTTGAATGTGGCAATCCACAACTTAACTGGACCTCCAGCGTCTCCTGTTACTGGTCAAGTTTATTTTGATACAACAGATAAACGTATTTACTTCTGGGATAGTACTCAGTGGGTAGATATGTCTGGTGATATTCAAGATGTGTTAGGTGGAGCAGGTTTAACTGCTTCTACATCAGCTAATGGTGATGTTGTAACATTAGATGTAAATGTTGATAGTGCTACTATTGAAATTAATGCTGATACTTTAAGAATTAAAGATCTTGGAGTAACTACAGCTAAGTTAGCAGATTCAGCTGTTACTACAGTAAAAATCAATGCTAATGCTGTAACATTTGCTAAATTACAGCAATTAAATAACTTAACTGTTATTGGTAATGTATCTGGTTCTACAGCAAATGCTGCTGAAGTTAGTATCATTACAGACATGGCTAACTCTAGTACTTCTACATTAGCTACATCTACTGCAATCAAAACTTATATTGATGCTAACGTAGGTAGTCTTGGTAACTTAGAAGGAGCATGGAACGCATCTAGTGGTTCATTCCCTGTAGGATCTAGTCCAGTGGCTGGTACTAAAGCTGGTGACTATTGGTATGTATCTGTAGCAGGAACTACAGGTGGTGTAGCGTTTAATGTGGGTGATGTAATTGTTGCTAAAGTAAACAATGCATCTACTTCTTTAGCTACAGACTGGATTCAATTAGAAGTTAACCGTGATCAAGCTACTACAACTGTACTAGGTTTAGTATATCTTGCTACAAATGCAGAAACTCAAACTGGCACAGATACTGTAAAAGCAGTAACTCCTTCAGCTTTATCTGCTCGCACAGCTACTGAAACTCGTACAGGTATTGCAGAAATTGCAACAGATGCTGAGTTAACAACTGGAACAGATGATAGCCGTATTGTTACTCCTCTTAAATTAAAGACTTATTTAGATAACAGAACTGGTGGTTATGCCGCAAATATTGGTGGAGCTGGTACTTCTTATGCCATTTCACACGGACTAAACACTATTGATGTAATCGTGATGATTAAAGATAATACAACATTAGAAGAAGTAATTACAGATGTAGTTATTAACTGATGCTGCAACAGTAACTGTAAGTTTTGCTGTAGCTCCTGCTGCTAATGCATATCGTGTAATCATCAAGAAATAATAACATATCTGAATGAAATTTCTATCTGACATACTAGCTAAAGCTGGTCTGACAGTAGATGGTGTAGTTACACTTAACAATACTGCTACTGGTCAGACCCCTAATGCTAATGACAATTCTACTAAGTTAGCAACTACTGCTTGGGTTAGAACTTTCGTTCAGCCTTATAGTTTGCCTATTGCCTCAGCTAGTACGTTAGGGGGAATAAAAGTTGGTGATGGATTATCTATAGATTCCGTTACAGGTGTTCTTAGTGCTTCTGTAGGTGGTGGTAATTTAAACTTTAGAACAATTACAAGAGTTTACAGCCACTGCTGGTCAAACAACTTTTACAATCACTGGTGGATATACACCAGGATATATAGAAGTATTGATTAATGGTGTATATGTAAGTGAAAGTGAATATACTGCTAGTAATGGTACTACAGTTGTTTTAGATAATGCAGTGGCTCATAATGATATAGTTACTGTATTTTTATATAGTCTATATAATTTAGGTTCGTCTAATTATGCTAGAAACATTAGTACTTTAACAGCAACTGCTGGACAAATCAGTATTTAATGTAACTTATATTCCAGGACAAATTGATATTTTTTACAACGGTTCTAAACTATCTTCATCAGAATTTACAGCAACAAATGGTACAACAGTAACATTAGTTCAAGCTGCTGTATTAGGAGATATTTTAGAAGTAGTTACATATTTAGCTGGTGCCGGTGTTAATGCTAGCAGAACTCTTACAATAAATGGTGTTAGTTATGATTTATCTTCTGATAGATCATGGACTATAAATAATGCAAGTTTAGGAGCTCAACCTCAATTAAATGGTACAGGTTTAGTAAGAATGTCAGGAACTACAGTTAGTTATGACAACGCTACATATGCTACTCAAACTTATGTTACAACAGCTATATCTAATTTAGTTAATGCAGCACCAGCAACATTAGACACTTTAAATGAGTTAGCAGCTGCATTAGGAAATGATGCTGCATTTTCAACTACAGTTACAAATAGTATAGCTACAAAACAAGCTCAGTTAAATGGAACAGGTTTTGTAAAGGTAACGGGAACTACTGTATCTTATGATAATTCTACATATTATCTAGCTTCAAATCCTAGTGGATATTTAACAGCATCTACAGTTCTTAATGCTGTTCTTACCCCTTACACAGTAGGGGCTAATACTGCTGTAACTACAACAGATACAATTGAGACGGCTATAGAAAAGTTACAAGGACAAGTAAACGCTCGTCAAGCTTCTCTATCAGGTACAGGTTTTGTTAAAATAAGTGGAACGACTATATCTTATGATAACTCTACTTATTTAACAACTAGTTCTGCTTCTTCTACATACTTACCATTAGTAGGTGGTATACTTACTGGTGGATTAACAGGAACCACTGCAAGCTTTAGTTCATTTATTACAGCACAAAGTACAGGTGGTAGCGGCTTAAGAATATATGGTTCTTCTGGAACTAACCAATGGGATCTTTATTTAAATAGCACAAACTTAAGATTTAGTGATAACACAGGTACAGGCTCAGTAGTATTTGATAGACCTATTAGTGGTACAAGTGCAACATTTACAAGTAATGTAATTGCTAATGCTGGTTTTGAAATTTTAAACGGTCAGTTTTATAGAGCAAGAAGAAGTAGTGGAAGTTTGCTTACTGATATGATTGGTATTCCAAGTGGTACTGATGATGTAAGAATATTAACAACTGGTGATTTTAATGTTATTAATGGTTCATTAACAAATATACTGGCAGTAAAAAATAATGGTAATATTGGAATAGTAAATACTGATCCACAAGCTAGATTACATATTGGTGCTGCTTTACTTAACTCAGCTGATGCAACAAATGGTCTTATACTAAAGCAAACAAGTACAAATGAAACTACTGGAATCTATCTAGAAAGAAGTGCAGAAAGAAAAGGTTATTATATCTATGTTGGTGGTAGTTTTGATAGTTTAAACTTTCAAAGAAATAATGCTGGTACAAAGTCTGATACTCTTACATTAACAAGAGATGGACATGTTGGAATTAATCAACAGAATCCAACTGGTTTAGGTGGACCAACATTTGTAGTAGCAGGAAGTGGATATCCTGAAGTAATAGTTGAAAAAACTGGATCTAACGCAAGAAAGTGGGGATTTACTGTAGGAAGTGATGGAAGTTATTTACTAAGAGATTATACATCTGGAGCAAATGTTTTTACAGTTAACACATCAGGTGGAGCTAATTTTAGTAATAATGTAACTGTTGGTGGAAATACAGTTTGGACATCAGCAAATGACGGTTCTGGTTCTGGATTAGATGCAGATTTGCTAGATGGTAGAGATAGTGGTGGTTATATGACACAAGTTCAAGGTGGTATAGAGTTTTTACAAGGATCTTATACTGGTTGGTATAAACTTGCAAGAAGTTCACAAGCTACTAATGGAGCTGGTGGAAGAGGTTCCTTTAAAATTATTGTAGCACAAACAGGTAATTACCTTGTACCATCACAAGATGAAATTAAAGGTTTTAAAGACTGGGGAACTACTCTTAGTATTACAAGTATTGAAAGTACTAAAGAGTCAATATTTCAAAATTATAGACTTACTTATGATGCTGATTATACATATTTAGAAGGATATGTTAGTTATTACTTTGGTGGTAGTCAAAGTATAGTTATTAATTCATATGTTAATGGATTAAATGGTTTGACTTGGTCTCCATATACTGGAACAGTACAAGCAAGTAGTACATCAACTGGTGCTTTAAGTATTGGTAAAGTTAATAATGGATTGACAGTTCCATATCTTAGAAGTGCAGGTGGTATTCAATTTGGTTCTGGTACAAGTACATTAAACTATTACGAAGAAGGTACATTTACACCTACACCGTTAAGTAGTATTTTTAGTTCAGCAACAGTTACTTTTGGAAGATATGTTCGAATAGGTAATCAAGTAACAGTAAACTGTAAATGGGAAGTTAATCCTGGAGGAACAGGTAGGAAGTATTTTGTATTTAACTTACCATTTGCTTTTAATGGTGCAAATGGTGTTAGTTATACAGGTGCTGTTTCAAATTATGATTCAGGTATATCTGCCTATTCATCTAATGTAGGTACAACAGTAAGAAATAGTTCTGGTTCTGATACACAACA